TATATATAACGGAACATCTCCGCAAAATATTAAAGTACCATTAGAAATGAGATCTATGTTGCAACAAGGCTATCTTGATGCTGAAGGGAAGTTAACTTCTAAAGGTTTAGAAATAGTAAAATATAATTCTAATTCTAAAGTTAACGTTACTCAAGATGTATCTGATAATATAGATAAGTTTCTAAATATATTTCCAAAGGGTAAGTTACCTAGTGGCAAGCCTGCTAGAGTAAATAAAAGAAACATTGAAGAATCATTTAAGTGGTTTAATAAAAACTATACGTATGATTGGGATACTATTCTACGTGCAACTTGGTATTATGTAGAGACCTATGAAAAGTCTAACTATATGTACATGAAGAACTCACAATACTTTATACGCAAGCAGAACACGGACAAGTCCTGGGATTCGGAGCTTGCTAACTATTGTGAGATAATTATTAATGGTGAAGATCAAGATGATAGCCACCACTTTAGTGATAATGTAGTATGATTAATGAACTTCATATAAAAAAGCTGCTACCTAAAATTGTTAGTATCTTTTTTACAGTAGTTAGCTGGTTTATAATCAATGCATTAGTTATAAAAATAGAGCTATGGCGGTACTTTCTTATAGAATTACTCTTGTTTTTGCTCAGTTATTTTTATACATTTGTAATGCAAAAATTACATCTACCTCGTGCTGAATAAGTACGGGGTTTTTTATCCTTAAACAATGACAACAAAGAAAACAAATACAAGCTGGAATAGCCAGCGGGAAGGATTTCTTGACTCTTTGAAGTACATGAAGGGACGTCAGCAAGGTCAAATCAAAAGCCTAAAGACACCCTGGGATAAATTTAATGACGCAACAACAAGTGGTTTAGAGTGGAACTCAATGACGGTTATTGGTGGAAGACCAGCAAGCGGGAAAACTCTTATTAAAGATCAGATTGTACGTGAAGCTTTTATCTTGAATAAAGGTGAAAACTTTAGAGTACTGGAATTTCAGTTTGAGATGATAGCTCGTACTTCAGCTATCCGTGAATACTCCAGTGTACTTGGTAAACCTTATAAGTACTTATGCAGTGCATCAGGGACACTTACCGATGAAGATCTTGAAGTTTGTTATAATTATGCTAAAGAAAGGGTACAGTATCCTATAGATATCGTAGATACTCCTTGTACAGTTAATGAGTTCAAAGAAATCATTAAAGACTACATGGAATATTATGCTGAATCTGACGAGGATGATAATACCATTTTTAAAAAGACTGTTATAACATTAGACCACTCACTCTTGCTCAAAAAGGCACCTTTTGAGAAAGATAAATACGAGACGTTGTATAATTTAGGTGAGGCACTAACGGAACTTAAACGTAGGTATCCAATAGCGTTTATTATCTTAAGTCAGCTTAATAGGAGCATCGATAATCCTGAGCGTAGTGAAGATGGTAAGTATGGTAATTACATACTAGAGTCTGATCTATTTGGAGCTGACGCTTTATTACAACATGCCGATACACTAATAGGTATTAACAGACCTGGGAAACAAAAGATACGCTTATACGGCCCCGATAGATTTATTATCGAGGATGATAAGGTTCTTGTAATGCATTTTATCAAATGCCGTAATGGTGATGCTAGAATGAGTTTCTTTAAGGCCGAGTTTGAGAAAATGAGGATTGTTGAAACCGAAACTCCACCGCAACAAGAAAGAAAAATTAAATACTAAGTAACATGTCCATAAGTACAACACAAAAAACAGACAATGTAAAGGACAAGCTCCAAGATCTTAGACAATATCATCAGGAAACTTTTGATGCCCTAGATATACCGGATGCTCTTTACATACCTAAGTTAATTTATCGCCCACAAGGTAAAGACGAGATGCACTTCAGCATGTTTGTCGGCGAGCTTCGCAAAGAACAAGATGTTTATACCGAAGCTGTAAGCCAAGCAAAAGATCCTGAAGATCTTAATCGTACTTTATATGTTTGGCGTTATAATCCACACTGGTTAGAAGAATATGATACCACCGAGCCTATGGCTAATGGTCAAGTAAGATATTTGATTCCAGCTGCTGAATTAGTTAAAGTTAACATTCCTGGTAAGGAACCAAAGAAAACTATTTCAACTAAAGGTAACTCACCTTCAACACCTCTTGTAATGGATTTTGATGAAATTCTAGATCCTGCGCAAGATGCTCCTGTAGATCAGCTAACCATTCGTGACTTAGCTGCCATTTTATGGAAGAAGCCTATTAGTAGTAAAAAATGGTTAAATGATTTAATGAAATAACATGGAGATTAAATTACCGCTAGAAAAAGTTATAGCTACTTCACAGAGCCCTAATAACTTGATTATTTTTTCAAAGCCTAAGACTGGTAAAACAACATTGTTTGCTAATCTTGAGAACTGCTTAATTCTTGATTTAGAAAATGGCGCCGATTACATTGACGCTATTAAGATTAAAGCAACTTCTGTTGAAGAAATAAAGCATATAGGAAAAGCAATTAAAGATGCTGGACATCCCTATCAATATGTAGCAGTTGACACAATCACTGCTCTTGAAGAGTTGTGTATTCCTTATGCTGAAGAACTTTATTCTAGAACCCCTATGGGTAAGAACTGGTTTGGTTCTGCAAAAGCACAATATGGTACTATACTTAGTTTACCTAATGGTGCTGGTTACCCATATCTCAGAGAGGCTTTCACTAAGGTAGTTGATTATATCAAAACCTGGGCTCCTAGAACTATATTAATAGGACACGTGAAAGACACGATGCTTGAAAAAAACGGTTCCGAGTTTAGCTCTTTAGACTTGGATTTAACTGGTAAGTTAAAGAGAATATCTTGCTCTAATTCAGATGCAATAGGTTATTTATATCGCAAAGGCAAAACTAACATCTTAAGCTTTAAAACTTCTGATGAGATTGCATGTGGTGCAAGACCTGAACACTTGAGAAATCAAGAGTTTATTGTATCTGAAGTAACAGAAGACAATAAGATAATTGTGGATTGGAGTAAAATTTATATTGATTAACCCTAAGTAAAAATGATAAGTACAAAAGATGTAGTAGGTACCACTGGTGGATCCAGTGTTCCTAAAGTAATTCAACCAGGTAATGAAACCTGCACAGTTTTAAACATTAAATTGGAGCCAGCTCGCTTTAAAGAAGGCGGCTATGACGTTCTTATTAATGTAGAAGGCCCAGAGATGGGAGATGACTTTGAAGGTTTCTGGATTGATAAAGACAACCAAGCTAAAGGTCGTCACAAAGGCAAAGTAGGTCGTGTTCGTGCAAGCGAGTATCCTTATGCTGATGGCACCACTAAGACTGGTGTTGAAGTTAGCCGTGATAAAGAGTTATTGCGTTTCTTACAATCATTTTGTAAAGAAACTCATACTCTAGATTGGTTTGCTGCTCAAGATAATAAGCATGCAACAATTGAATCTTTATTTGAAGCATATAACAATGACAAGCCATTTGCTGGTAAGGAATTGCGTATGTGTGTTGCCGGTAAGGAATATGTTAACAAGGAAGGTTATACTAACTATGACCTGTTCTTACCAAAGTATTCTCGTGGTCAAGTACCATTCGAGTCTGCTAACATTGACGAAGCATCTAGTAAGGTGGTATCATTTGATGAGCAAGTTCACGTTAGAAAACGTAAAGTTGAAAACGTAAGCTCATTTGGTGATTCAAAGCCTGCTGCGCCAGCATCGTCAAGTGACTTTGAACTATAAGTTTAATGTAGAATATAGAAGGGGAGTGTATTGCTCCCCTTTTTGTTCTTAAAATAAAAAATATGATTAGCACAAAATTACAAGCATTAACTGCTAATGCTATTCCTTCTTATTGGGTTTTTGAATATTATTGTAAACTAGATGAAAAGCTTTCTGGTCAAGATGTAAAGATTACTTCGCCTTTTAACGTAGGTGAAAAGAATCCTAGCTTTTGTATTTATGTTAAAGGCAATAGATATTTCTTTAAAGACTTCTCTACAGATATGGGAGGTAATCATATAGAATTTGTTAAGTTATTACATAATTGTGATGCTTTAAAGGCAGTAGCAACTATGCTTGATGATTATAATGAATTTATGCAAGATAATCATGATGACCGTTATATTGAGCAAACTGGTAGGTATGAGGTTACAAGTTATGAAGAACGTCAATGGGATTCACTTGATGCAGCGTATTGGACAGAATTTAAAATTTCTTCTGATACTCTAAAGCACTATGATGTAAGACCATTAGAATCTTATATAATGGAGAAAGAAAATAACCCGGATGTAAAAATACGTAAGGCGTATATATATGGTTATTTTAGAAGTGATGGGCAACTTTATAAAATTTATCAACCTAAATCAAAAGATAACAAATTTATAAAAGTTAAAAGTTATATTCAAGGTACTGACCAACTTAAGTTTGATAAACCAAATCTTATTATTTGTAGCTCTCTTAAAGATATCATGGCATTATCTAATTTCGGCTATAACGCTGAATTTGTGGCGCCGGATAGTGAAAACATTATGATCCCTAGTGGGTCAATTGCAATGTATAAAGATCGTTATAAAGCTATTTGTACTCTATTTGATTATGATGAAGCAGGTATAAGATCTGCAGACAAGTACAAGAAAATTTACGGATTAAATAAAGTTATCCTACCTATGGCTAAAGACTTATCAGATTCTGTTAAGGAATATGGTATAGATAGGGTACACGAAAGTTTATTCCCTTTATTAAAAGAAGCATTAAAGAAATAAAATTATGGGTAATAGAGTTAAACCCCAAGAACAGTTTCTTGCTGCAGTATGTGTAGTATGTGTAATAGCAATGCTAGCATATGGTATTTCAGCAATAGGAAACTTAATAGTATCATGTAAATGAGTTGGATCTACCAGCATAAAGAATTCACCGAGGAAATGATTCCTGATGGTGCTGTAGGATTTGTATACCAGATGGATGTTATCCTAGACGGTGAACGCAAGTCCTACATTGGCAAGAAGAACTTCTTTGCGGATGTTAAGACTAAGCTTTCTAAGAAGGCTATGCCCACTGACAAACGCCTGAAGTCCTACAAGCGTGTAAGAAAAATTGTATATCAAAATTACTATAGTAGTAATGAGAAACTTAAGGCAGCTCATAAGGCAGGAGTACAAATCAATAGGACTATCCTAAAGATATGTTACTCTAAGACAGAGCTCTCTTATCAAGAAGTTAAATACCAATTTATGTGTGAGGTACTAGAGAAAGACATCTGGTTAAACGCTAATATCTTAGGTAGATTTTATAAACAAAAGTAATATGGCAAGCTTAAAGACAGCAACATTATTTGCAGCATTAAAAGATGCTGGTGTAACTAATGTAGAAATTAAATATGATGGCGGAGGAGACTCTGGCCAGGTGGAAGAAGTAGAATTTTATGGACCTAATGGATATACCACTGAGCCTAGTGATAAGTTTGAAGGAGATCTACAAGATCTAGCTTATCATATACTTGAACAGCACTATAACTATGACTGGTATAATAATGATGGCGGGTATGGAACTATAACTATTGAGCTTATAGATGAGCCTGTAATACTTATTGATGGTTATGTAAGAGCTCTTGAAGATGCTCACGGTACTGTTGATCTTGCAGATATAAACTGGGGAGAATAATGGCGCATCCGTATGATCATTGTAGAAGCTCCTGTAAGAAGTGGGGCGGTGAACCTGATGAGTACCTCCATATCCATAATTGGTTCGATGAAACTAAGGCGTGGTATGGTCACAGTATGCATAGACTATTTAGGCATCACAGTGAAGGTATCTTTGAATGTGAAAGGGTCTTCGGGCCCTTCTTTGTTAACTCAGTAGGTAAAAAAGTTATGACTCGTTATGTAGGCGAGCAACATGTAAAAGAAGATTGCAACGGTTATCTACCAAGTGCAAAGGAGTGGATCACTAATATGAATAACCCTCCGGTATGGATGTTAAAAACTTTAAAAATAGAAGACTAATGGGAGAAGTATTTAAACTTGATGAGACAACATATAAGAACTTGTTGTCAATGGCTACATCTGTAGATAAAGAGAACCA